TATAGTCTCGCGGGGGCGTGTTCGACCCGAAGCGATAACCGCTTTGCAATGCGGCGTCTCTCAGCCTTGGGAGCGCCGTATCTCTCGCCATAATTGTCCACGGAATACTTGTGCCATATGTGCCAGAGGTTGTGCCTTCTGCAGCGGCGTATTTGGTGTCGTATGACGGGTGATCCGCAGATAGCAAGCCGCGCTGCACGTCAGGCGTTCCAAACCTATAACCGCCGCTGAAGCTTTCCACATCCACAAGATCAGGATTGGTTGTGCCAAACCTGATCAAGCCGACATCTGGCGCGCCTTCGAGCGCCTTCATGTCAGCCTGATCTATCCGCTGCATAAATGGCTTTCTGATTTGCTCTGGACTTTGCGTGCTGAACCAATCTCTGAAAGCATCGGAAGACACGCTTGGGATCGGCATGTTGGCGGCCTCTTGGATCTCAGGTAAACCTTTCTTTGCTCGCTTCTTGTTTTCTGAAGCTAAAGTTTTTTCCTGATATTTTCTTACAATTTTAGCCAGCTCGTCGTCTATAGATTTGACGGTATCTTTCGGCATATCTACTGAATACATATACTCGCTAAACAACTCGCCCTGATGCTTCGCAAAATCTCCAGACCTTTCTCCCATTGGCGCGTATGAAAGTTTTGCTTCGCCGCCAGCTTCAACAAACGGCAGCAATACGTTTTGCTTAGGCTTCATCACACCCTTGTGCGATGCCCAAACATCGCCGGTATCCATGTATTCTGGGCCAGCATAAAGCCTGACAGGACGTTTTAACGTCACGTCTCCAAGCTTGTTGATTTCAACATCGCCAGCCGTTCTGTCGCCAGCAGCAAAAAACAATGTTTTGCCTTGGTCTTGGCTTGGCGTTATCAACGTTGGGGGCGTATTAGCCTCAAGCGTTTCGCCTTCAACGCGCCAATTATATGGGGCGTCTTTTTGCTTAGCGCTTAAAGAAAACGGCGTGAACATGGCTGGATCTTTAGCGCGCCCGCCGCCTTCCCTCGGAGGCTCAAAGTAATCAGACCCAAGCGTAACCCTCGCCGCGCTTAAATCTTCTGTTTCTCCAGCGCGCTGAAATATCTCGCCGAGCATGTCGGGATCGAGCTGGATCGCTGAACGCGCAAAGCCGGACGCGTCTGCTGCAAGCTTGCCAGCGTCCTCTGCGATCTGCTGCTGCGCGGGCGAGCCGCCAAGCAGCCCCTCCATAACGCCTTGGATGGGCGTCAGGTATCCGCGTGCAGCCAGAGCGGCAGGCGTCAGTGCAAGCGCCATCTCGACACCCATATCAACCGCAGCGCGCCTGCGCGCCTCCGCAGTCTGGTCGGGATCGAAGACAACGCCGCCTGCTGTCATCGCGTTCATCTGGCCCTGCACGGGATTCATCTCGGCGACCGTCTCTACCGCTGGGCGTAGGTTTGGTGGAACGTAACGCTCTAAGCCAGCGAACAGCTCGTCAAGCGCGGTGCGGCGCTGCTGGCCGTTGCTGAAGAAGTTAAAAAGCTGCTCCATTAATCTAACAACCCTCTTTTTAAGTTAAATGCTGATCTAGAATTTATTATACCACGCCTCTCGGCTTGATCTAAAATGCTTTGGATCTGCTGGGTTGTTGCCGTGTTTATGTCAATCCCACTATTTTTGAACAAGTCGCCAAGATCTTGGTTGCCTCTAGCTTGCTGCTCTAAGACTAAAAGACCAACAGGTTTTGAAGCGTTGGCGGCCATAATATTGGACAAGTGCGCCAGTCTGGGGTCGGCACGCGCAGAGCGGGAGCGGATGTTGGCGGGGTCAATAATTGTGTATTCGCCAATATCACCCATGCCAGAAAAGCCTTGCTCGGCAACTCTTTGCGCTACCAAGCGATCTGCAGCCTTTCTAGCTTCAAAACTCTTATCACCACTTTTACCAAGATCCTCTAAGGCTTGCGAAAACATACTTTTGTAATTTCCGCTAGGCATCATTTTACCTTTAGTCATGATTGGATAGTATGCTCCAGATTCACCACCCTCACGACGATTTGGCTCCGCAAAGTATTGTGATACTCCTATGCGGCCATCTAAAAGTGGGTCAACATAAACACCGCTTCCAATCGCACCATGCTCGGACGGCCTGAAAGCCAATATATCAGGGGTCTCGTCGTCAAACTCTCCCCCTCGCTCCTTTGACGTGCCATGCATGCCCTCGCGCCTATATCCCATCTGGAACAGCCGTAAGCTGCGGCTATCTGCATCCATCGGCAAGTCGTAATTTTCAAACAGATACTGGTTTAGCTGCGTTGTCTTTACGCTGTCGCCCATGTCAAACATGTCGTCGGTGATGTTGGCAGCCTCACCCTCCTTCAGCATGTTTAGGATCATGTCTCCGCGTTCTTTCGGGGCGCTTGGCAGAGATGTCTTTGTTGGCCTTAATCCGCTTGCGGCAACGCCGCCGCCAGTCATGGCCAAGCCAGCCATGGCAAGCGCATCGTTTAAGGCGTCTGCGCGTGGCGGCACACCTTGCGCGTATTCTCTAGCAGACTCAACGCCGCGCGTGCCGCCGGTAATAAGATCCACCAAACCCTGCGGCACGGCAGGCGTTGCTTGGCCAGACCGCAAGGCGTCAAATATAGACATCCCCTGCGGCGCGTCTACCGGCAGAAATGTAGACCGACGCTTGCCCTCTTCCGGCGCAAGCAGCCCCATCAGCTTGCCTGCCATGCTGTTGCGATTGCGGTATTCGCGGCGCAGCTCGTCAAGCTCCGCAGGCGTGCGATACATCGCTTCTTCTTGCATCTGCAGATTAAAGTCGCGCGGCGACAGGTTAAATATGTCTATGGTCGCCATATCAACAATCCCATGCTCTGCGCGACCAATAATTCGCGCTCAACTTGCTCGACTTGCCCTTGATGCCGCCGGAGCGTGCGCAGTAGGACGCCTTGCGCTTAGGCTGATCCTTCTTGATGGACATGGCGGGGTCGCCAAAGTTAACCTTCTTCACCGTGTCGCCCTCAACCGCCAGCACTTCAAACTTCTTCGGCCCGCCGCGTCGCGGTTTATTTACCGCCGTGAACCCGTGGCGCTTCTTCGCTGCTGCAATCTTCTCTGACTTGGTGCGCGCCATGCTATTTCTTCTTTGCGGTCTGCGCTGATTTCTTAAACGCCTTCGCGGTAGGCGCGCCCTTGCTGCCCGCCTTGCGCATCCTTTCGCCAGAACCAGCAGCGATGCGCTTACGCTTCGCGTGGATGTTTGCGTATAAACCCTTCTTCGGCATCCTATGCTCCTTCGCCCCACTGGACGCATTGATAATCCGTTGCGCGGTATGCAGGAAACATCTGCCGCGCGTATTCCAGCCCGCTCGGTATGGACTGTATGCACTGGCTCTCGCTCTGCATCACGGGGCTGCCAAACGCAAAGCAGTTACCCTCGACGCTGCAAAGCAAAAGCAGCGCCGTCCACATCACTAGTAAGCGCCCATGCGCTTCTTCGCCATACACGTTCCAGCGCGCTTGCATGCGGCGGGTGTCGGACAGCCCTTACAAGGCTTAAACTTCGGTGCTCTCATGTCACACGTCCTCCGTTATATCTTCCAGCATAATAACATTAAAACGCCAAAAAGAAACCCCGCGCGCGCAATGGGAGGTGCGCGGCGGGGCCAAGTTGCGCGAGACAGGGAGGAAACTCGCTTGAGGTATAGATAGCGCGAGCAGGAGCGCTTGTCCATGTGGGGGTAGGGTAAACGCTTTTACGCGGTCACGCAATCCCCTGCAAATTGCGCTTGAGCGCGCCACGCCAACGTGACATCGGCCCGCTCAGGGCCGTTGCCGCGTCTGACGCCATCGTCAGGCACACGGCGTCGGCAAGGTCAGGCGAGCGCAGGCCGCGCTTGCGCATGGCGTCCTTGCTTTCGGCAGCCATCTTCCCAGAGGACGTGAACGCGTAGCGGATGCCGGTCAGGTCAGCCAGCAGCTCGTCGTCGCTGGGCAGCTTGCAGCTGCGATCCTCCAGCCACGCCTTGCACTTAAACCACAGCTCCGTGCGCAAGTTGTTATACGTCTCCTTCATCGACGGCGCCTCGGCGACGTTCACGCCGCGCACGGGGGCGCCAAGCTCGTGCATCCGATCCACGACGCCCGACCCTATGCCAATGCTGTCAACAAGTATCTCGCTGGGCTGCTGCGACGGGGGCAGCGCATCGTATTCAGCCATCACACGGCCAACGGTCTGCATTAGATCGAGGCCGCGCCACGACTTGATCTCCGTTATCACGCTGCCCTCGCGTTTGCAGAACGCGGTGCGGTCGGTGCCAAAGCGCGCAGGGTCAATCGCCCACACGGCGCGCGTGTTGGGCGCAACCTCGATGTCGCGCTTCATCGCGGCCTCGGCCAAGTGGTACGGCACGATCGTGTCATCGTCAGCAAGCGGAAACTCGCCAAGCACGCGGATGCGAAACGCGTTGCTCTCCTCCCCGTAGCGCGCGCGCATCTCGTCAACGAACTCGTCGGACACAAGCGGGCTGTCAACGCATGACCAGCGTCGCGTCCACCAGCTGTTGGCGAGACGCGTCTGGCTCTCGTAAAACGTTCCAGAGGATCGCGTGGGGTTGCTCAGCAGCACCGTGGTGGCGCTGTGGCCAGACATGCTGCCAGCGGCGGCCTCAAACACCTTCTCCGGCACACCTGACGCCTCGTCGATGACCAACAGCACATGCTCGCTATGCACTCCGGCGAGCGCCTCCGGCGTTTCGGCGCGAGACGTGCGGGCCGAGATGAACGCTTCGGACGCGGCAGCGGTAAGCTCAACGCGGTCGGACTTCACCGTGACCATGTCCTTCAGATTTGGCGGCAGCTCGTTGATCCATCGCTTCATCTCCGCGAACAGCGCGTCAAAGAGCTGGCCAGATGTGGGCGCGGTGACGACAACCTTATTCGGGAAGCGCAGAAACAGGAACCACAGCATCGCCCAGCTGGCAGACGTGGACTTGCCGGTGCCATGCCCCGAGCGCACGCTGATCTTGCGCTCGCCGGACGCAATGGCAGCCAGAAACTCGGCCTGATATGGCAGCGGGTCAGCGCCAAGCACCTCGCGCACAAAGCGCACGGGGTCGTCGTAATACTCGACAACGAAGTCGTCAAACGGGTTGGCGTCACTCATCCGACACCTCCACATATTCCGCGTCAATCGTGGCGGCTTCGGCGTCGCTGTTCACGCGCTTCATGTCGGAGCTAAACTTGCGCAGCGCATCCAAGTGCAGATCCCCAATGGAAAGCGTGACATTATTCTGCGGGCGCGTGCCGTAGCGATCCTGATTCATCGAGCCAGCCATGAACTTGCGCCACTGCACCTTCTCGCGCGTGGCGGCGATCTCCGTCGGGCTGCTGGCGCCGCTCAACCCGTCAACCATCTCCAAGCCCTGCTCCACCAGCGCATCCGCAGCCTCGCCGCGAGCCTTGGTCAGCGCAGCGGCATACTCAGGCACGCTGTTCAGGCTCCTGCTAACATAGCTGCGCGTGCAGCCGTATTGGCGTGCCAACTCGGCGACGGTGATGCCGGACGCGATCTGGTCAAACAGCCAATCTGCGCCGCCGTTGGAGGCGACCTCCGTCAATATGCGTTTGCGTAACGCCTTGCCTGCCATTGCGTTTCTCCTTGTACGCGGGAAATTTTAGCGCGGGGCCATGGGTATGGCAAGCGCGTAGGGGGTGCGGGGGGTGCGGGGGTGTGGGGGTGTGTGCGCTTTTCTATACACACACGCTCCCGCCTGAGCGCGAAGTGGGGGGGGTCAAACCTGACCATGCGGTCAGGATCTGCAGCTGGAATCGCATAATCGTTATTATGTTAAATTTATTATGTAGCAATATCAGCATGTTAGCGTTTTACACCTATCTATGGTTGTATCGTTGGCGATATTGCTGCGCTGCGACATCGCAAAATTTGACCATTTGGTAAAAAATGCGTATTCGCGCGCGGGCGTCTGAGCGTCGGCGTGTCTGCCGCAGAGGCTAAACACGCCCTCACGCTCCCGTAGAGCCGCCATGAGACGCCTAAACGCCTCGCAGGCTGCCCTACCCACCTGACGCCTCCAATTCGCCCGCTATCGCAGCGTAACCGCACACGTCCACCCAATTGTCCGAGTGATCGCTTGAGCGCGACCGCGATACCTTCAGCAACACCATCATCGCTGCCACGTCCACCTCGGTCACGTCCACGCCGAGATACGCCGACCACATGCCAGCAATGGTCGCGTGCGACGCCTTTGCGGAGCCATACGTCCTCTGCCTGTCGCCCGTGATCAAGTCACCCGCCGTGCGTAAAATATCTTCCCTCGTCACCATGGTATATCATCCTCTATGTTATCGTTTCCATGTCCATCCACCACACGCGTCACCTTCGCGTTAGGGAACGTCTCAAACGCCTTCTGCAGAAACGCCTCGCTGAAGTGCTGCTTCAGCACGCACGCGGCATCCTCGAACGAGTAGACCACCCACTGCGGATACCGCTTGCGCAGCTCAGCGCATCCCTGCCTTGCGAAGCACACGATCTGCCCGCCATCCAGCTCCACGCACCAAGCGTGCGGCGACAGCGGCTTATGCCCCGCGCCCTCCGCTTCCGCTTCCATGCGCTTCCACCCCGCCATGAGCTGCGTGGCGATCTTGTTCGTCCTGACGACGTCACGCTCGACGATGGCCTCCTTCAGCGCCTCGTAGGCTGCCTCGAACTTGCCTGCCAGATCCGGCGTGACCAGCGACGGCAGCGTATCACCCCACCGCTCCGTCATTTCCCTCGCCACCCGATCCAGCGGCTCCAGCTGACCCCAGACTGCCGCCGGTATAGGCTCCGTCTTTTCGCCAACCGTAAACTTCCCCTTCGACGCTATCTGCTTTGCCGTAGGGCGACGCCCTTTCTGCTTAACCATGACCATGCCCCCCACGCATCCCCAATAAAACAATCTCCGCACCTTCAATAAATACGCCCGCACTTCTCTCCGCACCTTGCATATATATATGCAAGTGGTGCGGCGGAAGATTTCTTGCCGTATTTACCGCACCCTCGGCACCACGCCGCACCGTAAGTGCGGTAAGTGCGGAACGTGCGGAAACGCCCCAAACGGCGCTCACAGCTTGGCCTTCACTTCGACCACATACACGCGCAGATCTGGCCGCTCTTCCTTCATGTAGCTGGCCACTTCTGCGGCGTCTGCTTGATCCGCATAAACGCCATCCGCGAACACTGGCTTCAGCACCCCGATGTCGCCTTCCTTCCGCTTGGCGTTCACGTCCACCGCTACCGCCATATAGTTTAGCTTGGTCATATCCCAGCCTCCTCTCCGGTTATCCAGTCACCCACCACAACGCACGGCACCTCCCTGCCGTCACGCTTGCTTGGCGCAGACGTCTTGCGCAGCACGCCGTTCTCGATCCACTTGGCCACGATTGCCTTGGCCTTCGCCTTCTCGTGGCGCTTCTCCAAGTCTAGCCCCAGCACGTCTGCCACCGTGACGCCGACCCACGTCTTTGCCTGCACGTTTGCGCGGAGCGGCTCGCCCTGCGTTTCCGCGTCGCCCACCGCGCGCTGCACCTTCATCGCGTCGCGCGCCGACACGCCGTCGAAGAGATCCGGCATCGCATACTCCGTGGCCACGCCGACATATTCCATGTTTGGCAGCTGCACGCCCACCATGCGCCGGTACACCGCCTTCGCGGCTGGCGGTGCCAAGTTTGCCTTGCCGTCGTCCACGCGGAATATGCCGAGGCTCTCCGCTTCGCTTACGCCCAGCTTCTGCGCGTCTTCCGCGCTGATCTTGTTGATGACCCGCGCCGCACGCGCCGCCCCGATCAGCGACCCCGCGCCCCTGACGCTGTCCACGGTTGCCTCGTCGCCGTTGCCCTTGCGGATGTGATGCACCAGCGCCACGGCGCAATCTGTTTCGTCGCAGACGCTACGCACGGCACCGACGGCTGCATTCATGGCCACGTTGTCGTTCTCGTTGATCTGGTTCGCGCCAACCCACGGGTCGATCATCACCATGCCGATGTCGTTTTCCTTTATCTTGGCCGCCATGTAGTCGAGCATCTCGTCGTTGACCTCGATCCCGTCGCGTCCTTGGTTTGCGAAGACCATGTTCAAGCTCCTGCCGGCGTCGAGGAACAAGCGCCCCCGTATTTCCTCGGCGGTGACGCCGTAGTGCAGCATCGCCGCCGCAAGGCGTCTTTGCATCTCCTCCAGCGGGTCTTCGAGGTTGATAATCCACACCTTGCACGGCTCGTGTATGGCCTCGCCCAGCAGCGGCTTGCCCGTTCCGATGCACAGAGCCTCCACAATCTGCAGCGACGTCTTCCCGACGCCGCCCGCCGAGGCAAGCACGCTGACATGGCCTCGCACGTAATGCTGCCCGTAGATCCACCGCCGCGCCGGTATTGTTGCGGGATCTATTGGCTCGTATGCGGTTGGCCACTGGCGCTCGCCTGCGATGCGCTCCTGCTTTACTTCCTCGACCGGCTTCGCCAGCGCCAGCGCCTCGCGCAGCTTCTCCGCGCCGGCTTCCTGCAGGTAGTCATTGGCATCCTTTACGTTTTCCACGCCCAGCGCGTCGAAGCGCACGACGTGGACGTCTGTGCTGCCGTCGCCTCGCAGCACGTCCGACACCGCCTCCACGTCGAGGTCAGGGTCTGCGCAGATCGTGACGTCGCTGGCTCTTGGCGCGTTAAACGTCTTCATGCCCGACTTGCCGAATGTGCAGACGATTGTCGCCTCGACGTGGCCCATGATCGCTTGGCGCACGCTCAGCGCATCCTCTGGCCCCTCGACCAATATGATCGCGCCGCCCTCGTGCTGGTCGCCGATCCGCATGGCATTGCCGACGAGGCTGCCGCGTGAATACTTGTTGATGTTGTTATGCTCGCGCTTCTTCCCGTCCGGCGTCAGCAGCACCGCCTGCACGCCGCAGACGTCGCCCTCGGCGTTGGTCGCGGGAAACAGTATCGCTGGCCCGTCGTATAGGCTGGGGCTGAACCGCGCTACGCCCTCAGCCACGCCTGCGCGCATTCCGCGATTGTTCAGATACAGCAGCGCCGGTCTGACGGCGTCTTTATTCTCCCGAGATATCGGCACGCTGCGCTCCCACGCGGCCTGCGCCTTTGCGATTTTCTCGGCGCGCGTTTCCTCGTCGCGGATCAGCAGATCCTTGCTGGCCAAGCGCACGATCAGGCGATCCATCTCACTCGGCTGAAACGGCACCGCGTCATCGTTCTCCAGCGTCTTCGGGTTTTCGCTGCCCCGCTTGAACCCGCTGCCAATGGTTGCCTTTATCTCGTGTTCCTGCAGCCCGATTGCCTTGGCAGCCGTGTGCAAGTCTATGACGCTGCTGTCTATGTTGGCGGCGTCCATGTGCGCGTGCCGACCCAGCGCATATGCCGCTAGGTTCAGCGCCTCGTTGCGACGCCCCTGCGGAGCCATGCCGATCTCGGTTACGACGCTTTCCCGTACCTTCTGAAAATAGTTTACGCTCATCCCGCTTCCCCGTTTTAACTTTTGTTATAACCACGCCCGCCGGAGCAGGCGTGGAACTTGTTATCTTAGAAGCCGAAGTCGTCTGCGTCTACAACGCTGGAAACGGGTGCCGCTGCGGTTGGCACCGGCTCCGGCTTAGGCGGCGTGCTGTCTGCGGGTTTCGCAATCCACTTGGATATGGCAAAGCCCAGATCGTATGACGTGCCCTTGCCGACCACGACAGGCGTGGACGTCGTGACGCTGACGACCGGCACCATGCCCTGCGCAAACTCTGGCGCGTTTTCCGCTTGGTTGTACAGCTTGGCGATGAATTGCCCCGTGCCGTATGAGTTATTACTGAACTGCGCCTTGGTGCCGTCAGCCATCCAGCAGTCCACGTCGAACCCCTGCTTATACGCTGGCTTGCCCTCCGCGTCCGTCTCGGTCGGCTTTTGCGTTGCCTGCGATGGCGATGGCCACTCCTGCCAGTCGCGCGTTCCGACGGCGATCTTGAGCCACCCGAACTTCACGTTGGCAATGTCGATGGCGATACCCTTGGCCATGTCGATGGCTTCGGGGTCGCCGCCCTTGTTTACCGTCCAGCGGTTCTGCGGAAGGTTGACCCGTATATACGCGCCGCTCGCGTCTGATGATTCTCCGAATGATATTGGCATGTTTGTCTCCTGACGTTGTGTGCCTGTGTTATGCGCCGTGTGACGCGGTGAAGTTGAACGCCCAGCGCGGTATCTGAAGCGTTTGCAGCTCCCCATACCCGTAATCCCAGACGCCCGTATTACGCGCTATCGCATACTGCTCCAGCGCGTGTTGAACTGCCGCGTCGCCCTCGTTGAGCGTGCGCCAGTCAAGCTCGTACACACCAACGGGGTAAGGCGCTTCCTTGCCCACGCTGATGAAGATAAACCTGTCGATCTCCTCCCCGATCAGGCCCATCGTCCTGCGGTAGAAGCTTTCCTGAATGTGATACCCGAAGTTGGCCACCTGCTTGGCAAAGCCTTCGGGGTCTGGCGCTATTGTCGTCTTCAAGTCGATCAACGCCCCGATGTCACGACGCCACCCGTCTGGACGGCAGCGCAGATCCACGCCCGTCTGCGTGTCCTTCGCAAATATGCTGGCCTCGCAGATCAGGTCGCCGGATAGCAGCTTGGCCACCTCCTTGTTGCTGCGCACCGCGTTTGCCGCGTCCACGGCGATCTTGTAATCGCCCTCCGTTAGCAGCAGCGCGCCATTGGCGTCGGCCTCTGCCTTATGCTGCGTCCAGTCTTTGCCGCGCCGCGTCTCCGGCCCGCACCATACGGTGCTTGCGTGCTGCGGCTCAAACACCAGCGTGTGCGTGGCCGTGCCGACGTCGAATGCTGTGCTTTCCTTGCGCTCGGCATACTTGTAATGCGCCAGCGACTTCATGGCGATTGTTTTAGCGCCAGAGGCGCTGAGCGCGTCGCTAAGGTGGTATTCCTCGTTTGACATGGTTGTCGATATGGTCATGTATTTTCCCCGCTTTTATTCCATAATTTTTCTGGCAATGCTTCAAAATGCTCTCCAGAAAAACTTTTCACGCCGTCTAAAAATTGGCACTCATCTCCCATTTGAGCGAAAAACATGTGGCACATCCAAACTTGATCTTGTTCTTCTCTGCTGAACTTACTTGTATCAGCATCAAAAAATGCCGAGCCAATGTTGAGAAAGTGCTCGTCACTTTTTTCGTCGTAAACAATTTTTAAATTGTTGACGAAATCCTTGTAGCGGTTCACGCCTTTCCCCTTCCATACAGCGCTATCAGCAGCGCCTCTGCTCTGTGTTCATCCTTCTTACGCTTCAGCTCGCTCGCCCTGTCGGGGAACCACTGCTGCGCCATCCTACGCGCCGCGTCTTTATCCTTTGGCAGGTTCATGGCCCGCTTCCACACGACCGGCGTCACCATAGTGTAGCGCGTGCGCGACAGCGCCACGGTCGTCGTGATCTGGCCAAACGCGTACCCCAGCTTGAACGTGCTGGAAACGCCCTGCTTTGGCATCGCCTGCTGCTTCTCGATCCATATGTGATCGAGCCGATCCACCGACGTGAGAATATCCATCAGCGCCACGACGTCTACGCCGCCCTCGCTGTAGACGGGCAGGTCATGCACCTCCGACCAGTTTTCACCGACCAGCGCCACGCCGCCTGTGCGGTAGCCGCAGTCTATGCCACAAGTCACAATGCTCAATGCATGTCCTCCTTGTCGGGCGTGCTGTACGTCTCGAATATGATCCCCATAGTCATGGCGATGGCATCTTGAACGTCGCAGTCGTTTTCGCGCATGAAGCCGATCACAGACTGCAGGGCAGCGCCTAGCGCGTACACCTTGGCAAGATCCGGCAGCTCGGTGCGCTCGGTGATCGCCAGCATGTCACGCATCAGCGCGTTGACCTCGGACATCGTGTTGCTGGCAACCGCTGACATCTCAGCATGCTGCTCCGGCGTCAGTGTGAAATCATCATCCACGCTGCACGTCCACGCCATGCTCGTCCAGCAGGCGCAGGATCGCCATCTGCGTCAGCGACGCCATGCTTATGCGCTTCTCCTTGGACAAGTCACGCAGCGCCTCGAATACCTTGGCGTCGATCCGCGAGCCAAGTTGCTTCATCTCAGTGTTCATAATTACCTCCGTTGATCCGGCCACTATAACGCCGCGTTAACATTGTGCAAGAGCTAGAACGCGAACTCTTCCTGCGTGCGCAGGCGGTACAGTTGTTGGCCCTCGATAAACGACGTCTTCACGATTGTGCGCCGCTCTCGCATGGTCTTCAGGCCAATGTCGATATGCACGGCGTCTTGCTCAATCATGCTGCACAAGTCGCCCACCGACAGCTCGTCATGCCTGCTCAGGCAGCGCTTGATCTCTTTGCGTAGCTTCTCCAGCGGCCACGGCTTGTGGGCATACGCGTGCATGTCATCGCGCCCAATCAGCCTGCGCTTCATGCGCGCGTTCTCGATGATCGCCAATTCTTTCCAACGCTCCAGCGGTGTTAGGCTTTCCGTCACAGCTTTTCCTCCATTTTCATATCCTCGCAATGCGTTATGATTGCTTGGCAATGTGTCGCAAATGTCAGAACAAAAGCGTCTCTCTGGCTTTCACTCAAGCTGACTGGCGTTCTGCGCAAATCCTTCTTCATCATTACAGCCCTTTGGCGTATGCGCTCAGCGTAAGTCTTAGCATCGTCGCTCACAGCCGCTTCTCCAGCATCTCGCAGAGCGCCATGATCTCTTCGGCGCGCTGCTTGATCGTCAGGCGCTCGGGGCCACGCCCCGCGTCCATCCGCATGATGTCTGCCTTGCGCCGGATCGACATGACCAGCATCAGCGGCGTTGGCTGCGTCGGCGTGCTGTTGTCCTCGTCGATATATGCGCCAACGCTGGCGCAGTCTTCCAGTTTTGATAGATCCCATTTAGCCATCATTTACTCTCCTGTGTTGGCCGTGGCCTCGGTCTGACGTCGGGCCACGGGCGGCGGTAATCTGCCTCGCCGCCCATCTCGACGCATTGCGGCTCAAAGATCCGCGCCAGATCGTAGTATTTCGCAAACGCTTTGCACTCGTCCGGCGACGAGAATATTACGAATGCCATGAAGACGGGTTCTGCTAGGGTCATATCGCCTCTCCTCTGTAATGCGCAGAAAGCTTTGCCTCCACGATCAAGGTTTCATATTTGGCGATGTTTGCCTCAACGCGGCCAAGATCCAAGTTGCAGCTATTGCACAGCAAGCCCCGCAGGATCGGCGGGTTGGTGCCATGCACATGGTCAACTTTAAGGGATGCCTTCTCGCATTTTTCGCCACACACCTTACAGCATCCATTTTGCTGCTTGTAAGTAATGTCGATCCATTCGATGCCAATGCCATATTCCGATTTGAAATAAGACTTTCGCTTAGACGCGGTGCGGCATTCCTTGCATTGACTGGTCATTCCGTCAGGCTTTGTCCTGTCAATTGCGAAAAAGTCGCTGCTCTTTTTTTGCAAACACTTTGAGCAAACCTTCATCACATCCACCCCATGCTTACAGCGCCGATCCAGCCCAGCACCGACGCGGCAATCGCTGCGGCGATGATGATGTCTTGCGTCCACTTAGTCATTACTCTTCCTCCTCCTCATTGCGCCAGTCGAAGTCGTCTTCGTCTTGGCATTCTGGGCAGCGCACCGTTGTCCACGCGTCGCTGTCCGGCGTGTTGACGAAACGCGGCAACTCGATGAAGCCGGTTCCGTCGCAAGTCGTGCAGATCATTTGTACACATCCGCGTCGATGCTCCACAGCACCAAGGTTGCGCGCTGCTGGTTTGCGCGCTGGTTTACATGCGCTTTGCATATCTCGCCGCGTGCGTGCATGTTTTCGAGATGCTGCGAAAGCTTGCGCGTGTCCACGCCAACGACGTCAGCGATGTCTGCCGTCTCGCAATACGTCACCTCGGCGCTCTGCAAGAACGCAATGATCTTCCGCTGGACGTCAGCCCAATCAATCGGCTCAGGCTTTGGCTCGCCAACCTCTGCGACGACGACCGTGTTGCCGTCTTCATCTTTGGCGAAGCGATCACTGTCATCTAGCCCATAAGTGGCCGCCAGCACGTCACGCGCTGGGCGTCGTTCCTGAACATAGGCGGCAACCCACGGCGTGCGCTCACGGTTCTCTTCGATGGCGTTCTGCACGATGATGCCTTTGCAAATGTCATCAAGGTTTGCGTGCGCCTGCTGCAACAAACGCGGCGAAATATGTACGCTCTCGCCATTGTCGGTGCGTACCGCAAAGCCGGTGCCGCTGTCGGTGATGTGCGTTATTAAAAATTCATGTGTATGCGTAAGGTTCATTTTGGTTTCTCCTGTTAAGGTTAATTTAAGCTACGCGAATGCGCGCAACAGCTTCACGATGGCAGCGGAACACTACAGCGGCAGCGTCGTCCATTGTTGGGTGTTTTGTGCCGCCCACTAAGCTGCCAAAACGAATGCGCCAATCGCATTCGTCATACTTTTCGACTTCACCTTTTGCGCCATCTGCAGAAACCAGATTGTAGCGCTCTGAATATTTGTGGCGTGTTTTCTTAGCTGTGTAATTAGTCATATCTTCCTCCGTTGCTTATATTGTTAACATAAAGATAACACAGCACGGTGCAAGCAAAAAATGCACTCTCTGTAAACTTTTTTTCGCCTCTATATAAAATCGTTTAAATGCAGTATGTTGCGCGCGTGGCCAACAGCATCAACGTCGGTCGTGCTGGCGAGTTTCTCGTCGCAGCCGAGCTTGAGCAGCGCGGGATACGCTGCCATCGGGTAGACATGCAGGACGATGACCTATGGGTTAAGTCGGCCACTGGTGAGCTGTTGACGATGCAAGTGAAAGCGACCGTTGAGCCTCGCATCGAGCGAACCCGTGCGGCGCGCTACATTTTCACACGCGCAAACGGCGATGCGCAAATATTTGCGTATGTGGCTCTGGATATACGATTGTTTATACTGCGCGGCGCGCCAAGCGGCAAAACTGTACGCATAAAGCCCGCCGATTTTACGCGGCAGGCTATGGATGACAGCATTGAGGCGATGCTAGGTTAGATCATCAGCTCGAAATGCGGGGCGTCGATAAACGGGCGTCTGCCCTGCCCGCGACGCGTGTCGATGTAGTCGTTCATCGCGTCCTCCATCGTGCCATCCCACTGTGCTATATTTGGCACAGTCCACGCGGCACCCCACCTGATTGGCACGTCCACCTCACGCGCAGCTTCTGCCATTGCGTCGGCTATATCGTCATACAGATTCAGCTCCCACGATCCACGCGGGCCGACATAGGCCATGAGGTCGACGGCCAGCCCGTCTATGTGCTTCGACTTCATCGTCTGCGACGCGCCGCTTTTCACAAGCTCGCGCTGCTCTTCGATAGTGCGAAGCCCGCAGATGACGCCGAAGTCAATCTTGGTTCTGTGGATTGCGCTGTGGACGACAGACGCCATGCGCTCGTCTACGCCTGACAGTTTATCGCGGCTGCGCGCTGATAGTTTAAACGTCATTTCGTCACCTGTTTAACCTTTTCATATGACCTCATGCCCGCCAATCCGAGCATACCCGTTAGCACCGGCATCATCACCGACATGTCGGCCTGTGGCACCATGAACCCAAACCCCGCAGCTATTGGCGAGATCAGGAAGTTTACCGCCAGCCCTAGAACGCACACATAGCCGCACAGCGGCCTCCACGACGCTTGAAACCAGTTTCCGGCTGCCTCGGCCTTGTTGACCTCTATCTGCGCCAGCATGGCCTGCTGAGCCTGCTTATCGGCAAGCGTGGCCAGCTCATGCGCCATCTTGGCAGCGGCATCCTTGTCTTGGATGAACTTGCCGGCGAGATCCGTTGCAGGCCCGATCAGGGCGCTTAGGATGCTCATTTCTTGCCCCCGTTCACATATAGCCCGAACCACGCAGCTCCGGCGCCTACGATCACGCTGACAAAGCCTGCCTGCGCGTTGTTTGGCAAATCAAGCGCCATGAACCAGCTACACGTCTGGTAAAACACGACCATGTAACTCAGGATAAGCAGGCGCGGAACAATGCGCCAAGCGTCTAGTTTCTCTGGTGTCATATTCAAACCTCTATGTTGATGTTTGTGCCTTGCGGCCTGTCAGCATTGGTCTTGGTGCCGAACTTATCATAACCCTTGCCCAGATCCAACTTCTGCTCCCTGAGCGCCTCCAGATGCGTGTGGTTGGCCCTATGCTCCTTGGCTACCCGCTGCTCCACCAGATGCGCTTCTATGCGCTCACGCGATTGCGTTTGCTGGTGTATGTCGCTGCCTACGTTAAACGGTGCGCTGCCTATGCCTGACACACCATCAGACATCAGCGCTTCACCGCGATCCAGACAAAGCCAAACAGCGCGCCAACGCAAATCAGGAACAGGAGCAAGCCAGCCGCCCACGCGATGATCGTCTCCTTGCGCTCGATGCGCTTATACATCGCGTCCTTCTGTTTCTGCCGGATCTCGTTTTCCATGCGGATCAACTCCTGCCACGCAGACGGGCCAAGCGTTTCGCTAATCATCTTGCGCAGCTCGTCGCGCATATTCTCGCGCTGCTTCTTCTGCACAAACAGATCCATCGCCTGCTGCTCGACGCTGCCGAAACTCTGATACCATTTTGGGTTTTCTACGCGCTTCGCTGCAAAGTCGAAGTCGCTGATCGCCTTAGACCAGCGCCCCAGATCGCCAGCCATGCCCTCCAGATCCCGCCCGATCTGGCAGCCCTTGCGTATTGCGTTGAACGCGGTGGACGCTGCCATGATTGCCGTGGCGGGGTCTATCATGGCTCATCGCTCCATCAGGCGGTCTATTTTCTCTTCGATGCGATCAAAGCGCGCCACGATCTGACCCATGACGGCGCTGCTGTCTGCCTTGGTGACGTAATCCTTAGCCATTTCTTCGCGGGTCTTGTTCAGCAGAATATTGAGGCGCTGCATCTCGTCCACAGCGCTCTTCAACACCCAGCCGATCAGGCCCAATCCGGCAGTCAATGCCGCCGTCCAAAGCATGTCAGCGTCCATCAGTAAGACCCTTCCCAGACGCGCATCTTAGCGAACTCGCCTGACATCATCTTGCGCTTGACAACTTCCTTGGCCGCCTCCGTGTCAGACCATGACACACCGGCCTCTTTGAGCCATGCGCCAAGCACAGCGCCATCTACGAA